ACAAGCCTACCCGACCAGACCGACAAAACTTCTGATTAGCTTGATTGAGGACTATATCGGAGTCTGCTCCCCTCGTGAAGCCAGATCAGAACGACTTGGTAGTTTCCTATGCCCTTAGAGCCAATCTGAGGCCGTTTTTAGACAGTTTTACGACTAGCTTTAGTAGTTACATATATCTGAGCTTCGATAGCCTCTACTCTTGTTGATATTGAGTTGAGTCGAGTATGTACCGATTCTAAAGATTTTGCTATGTCGGGTAATGCTTTGCCCCCATTACTAAAAGATTGAATCTGATCGGTTCTTAAATCTATATAATTTTGAATAGGTCGGACAACGGCATATTTTACGACTACGAACACTACTGCGCCGATTGCTGAAAGAGCACCAGCAAGCTGACCACCCATAATAATCGCGTTAGTCATCAGTATCCCTAATAGGCAGAGTTACTAGCCATATTAACAGCCCACCCACCAGAAGAAATCCTGTTATCTTTTTAGCTGAGCCATCTAAGGTGAAATAAGCGATGAGCAGTCCCACATAAGTCCAAGTATCACCTGTGATAGCAACGGCATATTTACGAATCCAGTTCATCATTTACGTCTAATCCTTTTTGTTTCGTTTCTTTTTGTTGTAGCTTGTGTTGCTGTTGCTGATGCCATAGAAGCCACTTGCGTAACGACAATCGCACCCACGACTACTGATTGAGATTCCTCGCGTTGTTCTTGAGTCATATCTGAACCAACATTTAGTATCGCTTCAGCAGCCGCAAAAACTTCAGCAATTCCAGGTATTTCTGCAAGCGCAGTTGGTAACTCTAATTCTATTGTATTTTCAGCAATATATTCCAGATCAATTTGTTCTTGTATTTGCTCCTCTAGTTCCTCTACACTTAACTCAGGCTCGACAATAGGAGTTTCAATTGTTTCTGGTTCTATTATTTGCTCAACTATCTCTGGTTCTGGCGTTGCTATCGGTGTCGGCTCTAGCGTTGGTAATGTCTCTGGAATTACCTCAACAAAAGTCTCTTCGTTATCTGAGTTATCTGTTACTGGTTCTTGGGTTGGTAATGGCGTTGGTTCTGGTGTTGGGGTTGGTGTAGGTGTTAATTCTGTTAATGTGGGTTCTGGTGTTGGGGTTATTGATTCTGTTGGCGTAGGTGTTGGTGTGGGAATAGTCGTAACTCCTGACCAAGTTAAAATATAAGTTCCATTAGGTCTTATGTTGTAATTATTTACAGCAGCCGCAAAAGAAGTAGCACGAATAAAATACAAACCTGTTTCGATGGGTCTTGTAATAATTGAAGCCAAGATGTTAGTCGGGGTATATGCGCTGTCATCATCTCGAGCGATTCTTACTGTGTCTTGCCAAAGTTCAATCCACGAATCAACAAAGTTAGGATTGTTTTGTGGTGTGCCAGTAATAGTTTGAATAGTAATAGTTGTTGGTTCTGTAGCTTCAATAGGAATATCTACATACGGAGTATTAGCATCTAAGTTAATTGTTGTCTCGTCAGCAAAAGCTGGTGAGATAACAAATCCGATCAGAATAAAAATTAAAAGTAAGCGCAGTTTGGTGCGCTTGTCCAATTAGGCTTCCAATACTTCTTTCGGGTCTAAATCTTGCCCTGCTGACCAACGAATATTGCTACGATTCTCAAAATGTAAATGCGGACCTGAGGAATTACCGGTATTCCCAGATTCTCCAATATGTTGTCCTTTTGTCACTTTGTCACCAATCTTTACTAAAGACTTAGATAGATGCGCATAGATTACCCAAGACTTTTTATCATTGAGTAAAACTTCTTGAACTAAATGCGTTCCATAAGCTTTGCCCCAGTTGGCATTAGCTATAACACCATCAGCGACAGCGATTATGCCTGTGCCTTGTGGTACGGCAAAATCGACTCCTGTGTGATAACCCTTTGACCACATTTTGCCTTTTTTCTTATAGGCAGTTGTGATCTTGCCATCTTTGATTGGTAACAATTACTTGCCACCCTCACCTTTTTTATTAGCTCGTTTGAACACGGCATCTACTTCGTCAGAAGTTAATTGACCATCATCAAGGAACGCTTTTGCCAAGTCTGTTAGCACTTTGCTAACACCAAGAGCACCAGCAATAAGAGCTGATTGGACTGGTTCAACACCAGCAAAAGCACCAGCACCAATAGCAGGAAGCGCCATAGTCATAAACAAAGCAATTGATCTAAAAAGCACGTCTTTTATAATTGAAAGATTCATATTTTCCTAACTAATATATTTTTCTCAGTCTATCTTATTTTTTAACTGTTCTAGTTATAGGTTTTTTTAGACCAAAAATTTGTTAAATAATGATGTTTTATTGTGGAATCAAAACCTTTACTCATAACAATATGTCTTTTCTCATCAGTTGAGTGAGTGAAGTCTGAGATCCAATCTTCTCTCTTAAAAGGCAAAATTTGCACCATAGGAGTTCCCTTCTCAACAATTCCCTCAAAACCCTTTTTTACCCAAACTGGAAAAGGCGTATCTAAAGTTGTGTCATTATCAATAATTGCAGGGATAGCGTGAAAAGGTGTGTCCCTAAAACCAAATGGTTGAGTTATCAAATACGAATAACCTTTTGGCAGCAATGTTACCCAAGGATTTAAATATTTATATGCTCTTGAATGATAACCATAGGGAGGAGTCATTTCAGTTGAATTTTCACCGTGAAGTTGAAAAACATCATACTTTGTTATCTTCCAAGTTATCAAAGGTAAAACATCTTCTTCGTGAGTTATGTGAACATCAGCCCATAAGGGAAAAATATATCCGCTTGTTAAAGCATCTAACATAGGAGTGCATTTCTTAAAAGTAGCATTTGAAGACCCACCTCTTACAAGTAATCTTTTTCCATTTGGGTTTTCAACACTTTTTTGATAAGGGTGCATATCCTTAAACCAATCTGGTATTGATTTTTTTGCAGGGTAAGGAGTCGGAGCAACTTCATAAAAAAATTTATTTAACGCTTCAAAAGTAATTTTTTTTATTTTTTACTCCTCAATTAGATTGTTTTTAATTTCGCGCATAACTAATTTTTTCATATTTGCCGCCTTAAATCGTTTGTATCTATCAACTAGAGAAACCTTTTTCTCCCAACCAGAACTTAACGTCATCACATCAACATACTGTTTCATTAAAGGAGAAATCACAAATCTAACTAACTTGACTGGTCTATCTGTCTCAAACATTACATAAGCGTAAGGTTCATTTTTTTTAATTTCGAACTTGTTAACATTTTCCCACAAATTATATTCAATTCCAATTTGTCTTAAATATTTTCCAATATCAAAACTGCCTGTAACCACAGCACCGTATTGTAAATGTGGCGCTCTTTCCATAATTGGCGGCAGTAAAGTCATTGTTAGACTTTCTTCTTCGGTAAAGAAAATAAAATTCATATTCAATTCTATTATTTTTTCATTAACTAAAGAGGGAACTCTTGTAATGCCTGCGGAAATAAAGTTTTTGGAAACACCTTTTACAAAATTGTCTTCAATTACATACTTGGAGTCCATTGTGTTAATGAGTCTAAAAATTTTTTTAGAAACATTTTGAGTTGCGGGGCAAAGTAAATAATTAAAATCACATTCAGGATTTAGCTTGGGTTTTAAGTAATCAAAAACCTTTATAGGTTTTTCGTGCAAAATGTCCCAGTTAGTTCCACTTACAATTGAATAAGGGGAGTAATAAACTATTAAATCTTCACCATTCTTGGTCATAGTCTAAGACTCTATCGCTTACAAGTCTCCAATTCTTAGTAGGCTCGTCCCATAAATAGTGTTTTCTTTTATCGGGACATTCAATAGGGGGTTTCCAATCACAAGTTTGCTCATCTAAAACCCAAGAAGGATATATCTTGATCGGAATGAAAGCATCTCTATTTTCATCATAGGTTGCTCCTATTTGAGCATAGTTTTTGCGCAAAGGGGTTGCGCCTCTTAGATTAACTCCGCGTTTTGTCCAATAAGAAGTTTGAATCCATCTTCCGCCAAAAGCTAAATCGTTAGCAAGAAACTCTTGACCTCTATGTTCTTGTGAGTCATCAACTACTAAAACTCTTAGAACTATATTGTTTTCATCTATTTCTGCAAAATGAGCCATTATGCCACGTACCTTATGACAACAACACCACTACCACCAGAACCTGCGCCACGTCCACCTTGACCACCGAAGCCTGAACCTCCACCGCCAGCAGAACCTCTGTTAGCAATAGTTGCACTTCTTGGAGCGTTAGCACCACCACCTGCTCCTGCTCCACCACCAGGACCACCTGAACCGTATCCTGGAGGACCGTATCCTTCTCCTCCACCACCACCGCCAGCGTAATCTATATTTGAACCTGTTTGTAAGGAGTTAGTTGTAGAAGCACCACCAGTAGGGCTGTTACCAGCACCACCAGCACCTCCACCACCAGCACCACCAGCCTCATTACCTCTAAAGCCACCACCGTTATTTCCTTGAGATGGAGAAGTTGCTGGAGTATTTCCTGCACCAGAATATCCACCACCTGAACCACCTGAACCACCAACAGCGTTGTTTCCTCCGCCTGCTCCACCAGCAGTAGATGTTATAGTTGAGAAAGTTGAATCAGATGCAGCACCGCCAACTGTAATAGTATAAGTTCCAGGAGTTAGTAAAAGACTTCCAGTACGAAAACCTCCAGCACCACCACCAGATGCACCAGAATCACCACCAGCGTAACCACCATTACCACCACCAGCAACAACTAAGTAATCAACAGATCCAGTGCCTGTTACAACTAAATTTGCTGTTGAATTAAAAGTATGAACTTTATAAATAGAGTAAGTTGTTTCGGTTCCACCAGTAGCACTAAATCTTTGTCCGCCCGCACCTAAACCATAGGCGCGTGCTGAAGCCCCAGCAAAAGAACCACGAATCGGCATTTATGATTCCCTTTTATTTGAACTGGGTTTGCGAAGCCAAAACAGTAAACGCAGAACCAGCAGTCTTGATAACAGTGAACGAATAAGAATCAATAGACGAAGCATTACCTGAAGTTGGCGAACTTCCACCCTGCCACTTAGTCGAAACACCTGCTGTTCCACCATCGACCCAAATCGCAGTTGGGTAATAAGCTGTCGTTCCATTAGTGTTCATAAATACTGACGTTATTACTTCACCCGTTTGCAACTGGTTATTCATAGTAATAGAAGCATTACCACGCAAATTAACAATGAAGTTGGCAGAAGCGTTGGCTGTGTAATAAGTGATCGAATCGGTGCTTGAGTTAATAGTTACCGTACCTGTTGCTGTAGAAGCTGAAACATTCACAACTTCTTCAGGAGCGTAAAGTGTTGGATTCTTACCAGGTGCATTAACCCAAGCTGAACCTGTGTAATAAGAAAGTTGATCGGTGTCCTGCAAATAGGTCATATAACCCTCAGCAGGGGAAGTGATAGCACTAGCTCGGGCAGCAGTACCAGCAAAACTCATAATGCTTTGTTGCATCAAGTATGTATCGACCTGTGTTGCGGTTAGAACGTCACCAGCAACAAAATCCTTAAAACCTGCACCAGCCATTAAATTACTCCTCTATCCTGTAGTTATTCTAATTGCCTAGACGGCCTGTGTCGAGTAGCCCGAACACAACATCGTCCAATACAAATTCTGCATACTCAAGTGTTCTAAAACGAAAAGTGACTTCGTGAACAAAAATACCTACCCTGTGGTCAATACCAGTAATTTGACCATATTTGACAATTTGTGAACCAATATTATTAGGGGTAAATTTTATTAGCACCTGATCGGTTAGTTCTAAAGCTAGTAAAGAGTTTTGTTGTGCTGTGGAAAGTTCAGACATTTGCACAGTAATAGAATCAAAACGATACTCAGGTTCAGAGTATGTGCCAAGAAGCGAATCAGCCAAAGCCAACGCATCAGCATCAGAGTTGAACAGCAACCCGTCCATATTAAGTGACGAAATACCGTATGCGATTTGCGAATCGGTGTCCTCAGCTGTTTGAGGTGAACCACCATCACGAGTAATAACAACACGATTGTACAAAAGTTCTGAGCCGTAAACCACAGCAACATTACTGAAAGGAATCCCTGTACCATCATCAGTCAAAGTAACCAAACCAGCAGAACTCGGACCAGTCAAACTATCTTGAAAAGTCATCAAACCAGTTTTGTCGATAAACAAATTACCTGACTCAGTTGTCTCGACAAGTTGTAAATAAGTTAAAGCACCAACACCCTCATCAACAACATCTCCTTGTAAGTTAATTGTTCCAGTATCAATGTTTCTATTTGTGGCGTCCCAATTAACTTCGGGTCTGCTTAAAACAGCGTTGATACGAGCACCAGTTAATTGAGGTATTGCGGTATGGGCTGACAAAGTTTGTTGAGCAAACAAAGTAAAGCCGTCTGAAGCAATCGCAGCAGCCGTATTATTGCCACCAGGATTATAGTTTAAATTCCAGTCATCAATCAGGCCAAAGAACACAGCCGAACCATTAGACTTAACTCTGATCTCACGATGCGGAACAATTTGCCCTGCGTAAGGACTTGATAAATTTAATGGGTCGAAAACTCTCGTACTGTTATCGAACAAAACTTCTAAAGTACCAGCGTTATATCTATCTAGTTCTCTTGAGCGACCACGAGTAGAATCGATACTTACGACATAGCTTGTTACGTCATAAAATAAAGTCCCACCTAAAGTAAAATTCGTATTATCTAGCAAGCCAGCAACAGGGTCATCGAGCGTAAAAAATGGACCACCACCAGAACTTAAATCAAAACCAATTTCAACTGTTTTAGTTGGTAATGCCATTAGGCTCTCGCAAACACTTGACCAGAAGTACGCTCATACTTTTTAATCGCATCAACTATTTGTGCTCCGACTTGTGCGCCATTTGTTCCCACGCCAGCATTAACTACAATGTTGTAAGTCGCTCCCATCAAGCCAGAACCACCACCAGATAGAGGAATAACGGCTTCAGGACCAGCCTCACCGATCAAAGCATTTGTCGGACCAGTAACTATTCCACCTTTTGCGAATCGTCTGCTATTAGCCATTGCTTGATAACGAGCACCAGATTGTAACGCAATAGGGTCAGTTAATATTTTATCTATTTCAGTCTTAGTTAAAGATGTGCCTTTTACTAGATTAGATTTTAGTTTTGGTTCAATAATCGTAGGAGTGCTAACTGTTGGCAAGCTAGGCTCTGTACCTATATTGTCCATAATTTTTTTAAGGTCAGCTTTAGCACTTTCGAGAGAGAACCTAATTCCATCAGCTAATGCTTGACCTTGTGCTATCCCTGCGTTGTAAAATACTCCAGCCCCATAATTACCAACTTCTTCGGCAACCATATCCACCGATAGCAACAATTCGTTCACTTGCTTAACCATTGTTGCGCCACCAGCGATTATAGCGTCTGCGATTTTACTACCAGACTCATAGCCAGTTTCTAGAACCGCTCTTATTCCTCTTTCGGATAAACCTAGTTGGATTAAAGTTTTTACCTTAGTAGCGAAGTCGGTGGCTTCCTTAGCTTGTTGAGTTAGATTATTAAAGAAATCGCCTTCTTCTATTGCTGTGCCAAAGTTCAAAATGCCTTTAACAGAATCACCTATCGCACCCTTGAAAGAAGCAAAAGCATTTTTTAAGTCGTTAAGTTTATCTTCGGCTGCTTGCAAAGAAGTTTCAAGTTTATCTACGATAGCCTGCGCTGCCTCTTGAGCTGCTTTCTTTAATTTTTGTAAAGCTGTAGAAGCATCTTTCGACTTGGTAGCGTTCTGATCTAAATTAACATTGAGGTCACTCATGTCCATATTTAATAACGCGACTTGCGCTGCTAATTTATCTGCGTCTCGAGCATAATCTGTAGACTCCTTCGTTGCCTCCTGAACGTTATTGGCTAACTCCGCGAATCCTGCGACTGCGCTATCTAGTTCACCTGCGAAATTAGAGAATTGGAAGCCTTCCATCATTTGTTCGAAGCTCATCATGGAACGGCCTCGACCTACTAAAGTATCAAAGAAATTATCAACTCTGGCAGCAGCAAAATCTAGAGAGAAGCCTATAAACTTGAATCCGTCAATAACTCTATCGATAGCAAATAGGATTGCTCTTATTCCGAGAACGACAAGTCTTGAAATTTGACCCCAGCTATCTCCTGTGTCTTTTGCTAATTTGTATTGAGCGTCATTTTGAGCAGCAAATAAACCAATTAGCAATGCGATAGCCAAAGGTATTCTTAAAATAGTATTGTTTAGGATTGCAAATACTTTAGTTAAAAGAAGAACGGCTCGAATAACTGTTCCTAAGACAATAAGAGTCGGACCCAGTATCGCTAGGAATGCAGCGAACTTTAGTATGTTTTTAATCATTTCTGGCTCTAATTTCTTAAAGCCTTCTACTATTCCACTTAATCTTGGTAAGAATTGCTCTCTTATAAATAAAACAATCTGAGTCATAATGGGAAGAAATAATTGGCCGAAAGCAGTAGATAGATTAGTTACTTCGGCATTTAAGATTCGTTGCTGGTTAGCTAGGCCTGCTGCCGTTCTTGCAAAGTCCCCTTGCGCTACTTTAGATTTCTCCATAATAAAAGCTGCTGCGGCTAAAATT